GAATGCAGTAATAGTTCTTACTAGAAGTTCGAATAAGATGCCTGTGTTTTTGTACTTAGAATGTTTTATTAGCATTTAGTAGTTATTTTTATTATAAATATGTGAGGAATAATTCAAATGTAAAATTTTTATAAGAATTAGAAACTTTATTAGTAAGGTTTCGTATTTTACTAGCACTTATTCCTGTTATTCTGCTAGCTTCTTTTGCATTTCTTACTATAATAATTTCATTATTAGTAATATTAGCGAAGTTGGTTTTCATCCAGCAATGATTCTTTTGCTTTATCCGTTTGAAATACTAATGTTTTTTGAATTTCAGTTAAAAACTGTTTATTCTTTAAATATGTGGTATTTGAATTTTCGTTAATAGCTTTGCTGTTATATCCTGGCTGGTCGTCAACTTTCATATCTTTTCTACCTAATCTATCTCTACCAAACACATTGTCTTGAGTATTAATGTTTGATACTTTTTCTTCAGGGCGACCTAATTTAACATCATCTCCATATCCTGCAGGTACATTTCCTGGGTCAGACGACATTCTACTTTTACCATATAATGAAGCTAAATCGTGAGGTGTACCATATGATTTTCCTGTTTCTAATGGATCGTTACCTTCTTCAGTTACTTGACCTAATCTGAATTTACGTTTAGCATCTTGTAATATTAAGTCTCTATATTCATCAAATTGATCTTCACTAAAATGAAACACATTATGATAGATCCAATCTGTTGGTAATAATTGTGCTTCCATTATATTCTTAGCTAAATCAACTTTTTCCTTCATTAATGCTATTCTTTCTTGATCATAAATGATTGATGGAGTAGTTAATGTAATTTCAAAGTTTGTTAATGCTTCACCTGTATATCCTTGAACATATAAATGTACTAATGCTATTCTATATAATTCAGATAACACAATACGTTGTAATCTATCAATTGTACGAGCAAAACGAATATCTTCAGCTGCTAATGTAGCTTTACCTGTTAAATCTTTTTCATAACCCATGAATGCTTTAGGTACTTTTAAAGCCGCAAATAATTTATCTCTTAAATATTCAACATCCTTAATACCATCATATTCTAAACCTTTAGTAGTCTCAATTTTAGTAGCACTATCATTACCACGAACCGGAATATAAAAATCTTCTAACATGTTTTGCATGTTATATTTTAAATTATATTCACCAGTTTGTTGATCCATATATGGTGTTTTTTTCATTGTTGAAATTGTCTTCTTCATGAAATTTTCTACTTCATTAGGAGGAATAGATCCAACATTAATATAAAATACACGTTTTTCTGGAGCGCGAGATATTCTATGAATCAACATAGCATCTTCCATTAATGTATATTGTTTGAATAATTTACGTGCTGGTTCAATATATGAACGTCCATAAGGTAAATAATTAACATCCGTTAATAAACGAAAGTGAGCCATTTCATAATTATCAAAATATATTCCATTGGTTTCATCTTGTTGATTAGGAACATTATATGTACCCCCACCAATATATCCATCAGGACTAAATCTAAATCTTATAGATGATGGGTTTTCTTTGTCATAATTTTCTTGGCGTTGAATATGGTATGCAGTATAAGGTATAACATTATATACTCCTAGTTTTTCCGCAATTTCTAGCTTTAAAAAAAAGTCACCATACTTACACATTTGTCTAACCCATGACCATAAATTAAATTCAATATTTAATACGTCATAAAATAAGTTATATAATATTTTTTGTATATCTTCATCTGAACTACGAATTTGTAATACTTCACCCATTTCATTTTTTAATGAACATTCATCGGATACAATATCCAAAACAGATGCTACAATAGCGTCTGTGTCCATTACATCATAATCTGAGTATAGTTGGGCTCTTAAATATTGAAAGTTAACATTTAATTGTTGACCATAAAGAGAGGTAGCGTTTTGAGAATATATTCTACTATATCTATCAACTAATGAATTAGTTTCATATTTACCACTATTTTGAATTGAGTTTACATCAATTACTTTAACTTGATTTCCTCCCTCATTTCGAATAATTACATCCGTTGAGAATAATCTTTTCAATCGTGTGAATACACTTGTATCTGCCATTTTGTTTATTTTAAATTAACCAACTAATATCCTCGCTTTGATTATTACCTAAATTCATAGTATATGGATTGTCAGTCCCAGATGCAAAATATGCTCCTTGATATGAAGATGGTTTAGATATATTGTTTAATGTTGCTTTTGTCATTTCTATTCCTTGTTGTTTGTTTTTTAAGGCTGTATCTCTTACATACATTCCAGTACAAAAAGATATAACTAAATCGTCATTATATCCTGACTGTGCTTCTCCTCTTCCATTTTTCCAAATGAATACTTTCATTTCTTCAATTAATCGTTTTGAACGAATAATCACACTATGATCTCCTAAATATTCTCTTCCTTTATTAACTACTAAGGGACGAGTTCTAACAGACATAGTAAAACCAGGTGTCATTTTAGATGTATCTTCATATCTAGTAAAATACGAATCAGAAGTTGTATTGTCACTTTTAGGTGAATAATATAAGTTTCTATATCCTCTTTCTATAATAGAATCTAAAGTAGACCAACCAATATTTGCATTTTCAACTACAAGCATAGCTTCATTATATTCAGTAGCTATACCACACAGTAAATATCCAAATTCTTTTGGTGATATTTGACTTTTATATTCTGCTACTTGAGCATTAGTTTCTAAATCAAATACATGAAATGCTGAATAATCTCGTCCATCACCTCTAGCTACATCAGCTATAACCATATAATTTCTAGTATAGTCAGGTGCTTCCCAAACCCATAAGTTTTTATCTACTCCTCGTCTTTCCATAGGTTCTACAACATGAGTTGTAGACATATATTCAAGATGTTCTTGATAAAATACTACCTCACCTGAGGTGCTAAAGTCACAATCACATTCTTGTGCTGCTAATCTTGGATCGCCTAGTAATTCATTTTGCTTTTTTCTCCATGCTTCATCTCTTTCGGGATGTACATACCAAGGTAATTTAATAGGTAAAAAGTCATTTTCTTGTGCTTCTGCTTTAACCCACGTTTGATGAAACCAGTTACCTGTACCATATGGAGTTGATAATACAATTGCACCACCACCCGTAGCTAAAGTTTGTTGAGCAGATGCCCATATTTCGCCAATATTGTCAATAAATGCTGCCTCATCTATTATTAATAGTGATGCTGCTTCTGATCGACCTGAGTCACCAGCTGCGGATACTGCTTTAATTTGAGAGCAATTTGGTAATTTAAAAGATAATTTATTGTCTTCTAATGGTTTAGTTCCTTTAAGCCATGAAGGTAAGTTATCATACATAAATCTTACCTTAGTAACCATATTCTTAGCTGTCTCAACTTTAGTAGCGATACAAAGAACGTTTTTGTCTTGATGGAATAACATTAACCATAAAGAATATCCTGCTGCTAATGTTGATATACCTAACTGTCTAGATTTTAATATAATAGAATATGGATTTTCTTTCCATAAATTTAATACTTTAGCCTGGAATGGGTATAAATTGAATATAACTCGTCCGCGTTGAGGATGTTGTATATTACAGTATTTACGCATAAAGTGGCTTGGGTCTTGGGCACACTTAATGTATTCTTCTCTTATTATTTGTTTTAAATCTTGTGACATTTATTTTTTACCTATTTTCCAAAGTGTTCTTAGACTTAGATTGGGTTTTAGATTTCCATCTATCCCTACTCCAATACCATAAACACTTTTCTTTTTTGTTCTTAATATTAGTTCAGGTCCAAAATAGTTAATTCCATTTTGACTTCCTACTAATCCTACACCTGCATAAAATTCATTTTTTCTTTGAATTATAGTAAGTGTGTTACTTATTACTGGTATAGTGATTTTATATTTTATATCTCTTAATTTTATTTTGTTTTGTGTAATAGAGTCGTTTATATAAACACGTAAAGAATCTGCTATTAAAGAATCTTGATAGTAGTAAGTTGAGTAGTAATCTCCTATAACATATGCTGTATCTACTACTTTAGTTGTATCATGAATATATTCTATTTTTATTTTCCATTTAGGAATATATGTTGGTACTTCTTTAGTAAGAGTGATATAAGATGTATCTGTAACTCTTATAGTATCATTTGATGGTGGGGGAGTTTTAATAACATCCCCACCACACTTTTGTAGTAAAAGTATAGCAACTAATACTATAATAATGATAAAATAAAATTTATTTTTGTCTTCAGACCAACTCATATTTAAAATATATCTGCTGTTAGATCTTTTAGATTAATACCTTTAGCTTTAAATAATTTTTTAACATCATCTCTATTAATTAATTGTTTTAAAATTTTAATATCATCAGATTCTTCTCTTTTTGCTTTAGACATATCCATTAATTTAGCAACTTTAGACTCAATACCTTTTTTCAATTTAGTATATTTTTCTTCGTCTTCTGGGGATAATTTTTGAGCATATGATTTACCACCTACTGTTTTTTCTGCTTCTTTATCTGCTGCTTTTATATCTGCTGCTTTTGGTTCATCTTCACTTGGACCTTCTTCTTCTTCTGGTTTTTCCCAATCATCTTTTACATCAATTTCTTCTTTATCTGGATCTCCGGTTTGTTCCCACTCATCTGGGTTAGCTACTACTTTAGGAATACCAATACTTGCTAAATCGGCTTCAGGTTTTGGTTTAACAGATTTAGGTTGTTTTTTTTCTGGTTTTTTAAATGCACCAGCTTTGACTAAAACATTTATGTCTGAGTTAAGTAATGTTGGAGGTGAAATATTTAATTTAGCTGCTAGTTCTTCTTGTGTAATACCTTCTTCTCCAGCTTCTACTACTAAATCAATGATTTTTTCAACATTTGAACCACTATATATTTCTTTAGCTATTTTTAATTTTTCAGGATCATTGATGGATACCTTAGCTGCTATACGAGACATTTCATTTAAGTCATTCTCTTCTAATTCTACATCACCACCTTTAGTTAAATCATTAATTGCATTAGCTTTAGCACCGGCATCTAATGTATTAAATTTGGGCTCTTTTTTTATTTTTTCTACTGCTCCCTTACCAGCAAATGTAGTTTCAGTTAATTCGTTTATAATTTGTTCACGAACATAGTTATATAAGTCTTTGCGTTTCATTTATATAGAGTTTTGATTATAAATATTATAAATTTAAATAAGATTGTATTTGTTTAATTCTATCCTCGTTAGAACCAGCAACAATACCAAAGTTTTTAATTCGCCATAAATGTTCTGAATATAAATGTTTAATTGTTTGATCTATTTGAGTTCGGTAAATGGCATCTGTAGTACGTACTTTATTATCTTCAATATCTACCCCCGCTGGGCTTACATAAAATATCCAATCATATTCTTCAATAAAATTAGAAGCATATTGTTCAAATCCGTATTTATCTGCGGTATTAATGGATTCAGCATTTAAAGTAAATGCCATAACATCTATCACGGTTCTATCCGTTATAACGTTTGTTTGAATTAATTCACTACATCTTTCTGCTAAGAATACTGTTTGTCCCTTTAATGTACTATCTGTGTTTAAAGGAATACCTAAATCACGTAAATATTTACTACGTTCAGTAGAAAAATTGTAATGTTTAAATTCTGGGAGTTCTTTGAGTGAGTTGACTAGTGTGGTTTTTCCAACACTGACAGTTCCTGTAAATCCTATTTTGGCCATAACTTTTTAATATGCTTTAAATATAAGAAAGAAGGCTTGGTTTCCCAAGCCTTTCTTAAAATTTAGTTAATTTTTATTTAATTATACCTGCAATTTTTTGCATACGAGTAAATGATTCGTTTAATGGTTCATTCTCATTTACTGAATCTAAATCTTCATCATCAACATCTCCATCACCATCTTCATCAGATACATTCATTACATTCTTCATAGCAGCTACCATACCATCTTTAGCTTTAGAAGCACCAAGCTTACGACCACGTTTTAATGTACCCATAACACGCATTCTTAAGTTTTCAATAAAATCAGGTTTATCTGCAAACATTGCTAATTCTTCTTCATTTGGTTCATAATCTGAATCTGCTTCAAATTTTGAGTTAAGTGCTTTGGCCATTAAAACTTTTTCAGAAGTTGGACGACCTTTAATACCATCATTAGATGTTGATTTTTCTTTTTTAGGTACTGATAATTCACCTTTAGTAAATAAACCACTATCTAAGAATGAATTAACTTTAGGATTAATAGCTTGTTGACCTGACTTACCTAGTTTTCGAGCTAAATCTGGTTGAGGTATTCCTACTTCTCCAGCCTCTATTACATAATCAATCATATCTTCTAACCAAGTGCCAGCAAATAATTTTTTGGCAGCTTGAGCTTTTTGATCATCACCAATTTTGATATTTGTAGAAATACGAGCCATTTCAGCTAATTCATTTTCTACCATTTCACGAATGTATTTTTTTAATTCCATTTATTTGTTAGTTTAATTTTATTATAAATATAGCAAAACTATTAATAATTAACAATTTTCAATAAAGTCAGGGTATTCTTCATTTTCCATAAATATAAATATTATGAAAGTAAAGACTCTGCAACATACTGCCATTTAAATCCATACGCTGTTTTTTGTCTTCCTGCGGCGCAATCTGCTATACTATTTCCACTTTTATTTAAAGCTTTTCCAGCTTCAGCAGCACTGTCATATTGATCTATTAAGTTATAGTTCATATCATATTGGTATATACGTTTTTTATTTGGATTAGGGTAGTTTTTAGATTTACCTCTCATTGCATCTCCTATTTTGTCAGCCCATGTTATATTTCTACCTTTATTAGCTTTGCTAATATTTGGTTGAGGTTTACCTGTTCTAACTAATTTTATTTTTTGTTTAGTTTCTTCAGATTGGGGTCCACGTTTTCTTCCCATTAACATTTTACTGATTTTTTCGCCCGTTCCTTCTTTATGAGGTTTTCTCATTTTATCTTTTTGTTCTTCAGTATAATTTGAAGGACCCCCACCACCATTATTTTTATTTTCTAGTTTAAATCCCCAACTTTTATAAAGTGATATATAATGTTTTTCCCAAAATAACCATTCACTATCTTCAACAATATCTATTTCGATAAAATCAATATCTTCTCCAAATTTTTGTTTATGTCTATTTTCTCTCCAGTTTCCTTTAGTTTTACCTACATAAAACGGAACTCTATTTCTTTCTAATATATAAATTTTAGTCATATTGTTTTATTATACATATAACCAAATCCCAGAAGTTAAATATTTTCCTCAATATTTCTTAATATACTTTCAGCTACATATATTGCTTGCGCTCCACTAACCGTAATCCCCCTAGCTGAAAGAGCATCACCAACGAAATGGACATTTGGGTAGTCAAGTAATGATAAGTCGAGATGATTTGTTAAAGGCTCAGGTGCGGCATATTTTACTTCAGGTATATACATTCCCCAATCATCACCCATTTCAGGGAACACTTTTTTCATATCATCAATAAAATTAACAATGTATTCAAAGTATGGATTCATCACTTCTGTTACTTTAATTAACTCTAACCAATCTATTTGTGTAGCAGATACAGTTGTACCTTCTGATGTTAATCCTGGTTTGCGAGTATTGCCTGGTGAGTAATACAATCCTGTTCCATTTGATTGTAATTTATCAACTACATCTCTTGACCATTTAAATGGATCTTCAATACCTTTAATTTCCATTAAGATACCAAAGTTAGTCATG